TGTTATTGCCAAAGATAACAGATAGATACGCACCTTCCGCATTAGCTAAGTGCATGTACAGTTGTACTTGCGGCATGTAGTAGTCGATTACTTTGTCTAAAGTATTGTAAGCATTAGTGTGCTTGGCTTCTACTATTTGTATCTCATCATCAGCTGACTTACATATAGCATCCATCGTTCCCTTAGCTGGAACCTCACTAATTGTATCTTTATAAGACTTTTGAAATCCATAAATTTTCATTTCGTATGCGTCAGCAAACCATTTTAAATTAAAGTTTTCTGTATGCACACCCATCTGTACAGCTAAGTTGCGAGACAAATCATCTGACTCTACACGACCTGTCTTAATCTGCCATAGTCCTAACCAGTCCCCCTGCATTATTTTTACGCAGTCAGAACCTCCTATGAAACCTTTGCGTTCCATTATATTCTCCTTTGATTACTGTGACTAAGCTACTGCACTTATGCAGTCAGCTCAATGGTTGGTGACGTAACGTCACTTGCCATACTTGATGAAGTCATCATCATCTAAGCCATGATACCGCATGAGTTTCTCACGCAGCTTGCCGCTTAGGTAACTCTCAGAAATAGCCTCGCCATCTTTGATACGCTTTGCCATTATATTATAGGTATCTAACACATAGTTAGATCGCTTGTACTCACGCGCTTGGACAGGTGAGCTTGCTGCTTTTTGGACATGAGCATCCCAGACATTTTTACTAGCTGCTTGGCCTACTTGCTTAGGTTTATACATACCTACCCCCTAACCTTTGATGGATTGTAATACTGTGCAACACGGGAACCAGATGCAGTCTCGACCATAACTTTATCTATGTTGTAGCCGACTTGCTTTAGGTCATTGATCCTTGCCGCAAGCCTAAAGCAACCGAAGCTAGACAGTGCATCTATAGCTGTGATCCGATAGCCTTGGTTAAGGTGTGCTTTGATTTGGTTTACTTGTGATACTTCACTCATGGTGTTCTCCTTAAATAAGTTTCTCTGCTGCATAGAGAGCAATCAGTGTGGCTTCTGCTCGGCCATCATCCTTTACTCTAGCAAATAGGTGGGCGTATTGTGGAAGACGTTGCGTCACTAGGCTACGGCTTACACCTTTGTCCCTGTTTAATCCGAAGTGTTTCTTCCACACTGCGGGGCTTACGTACTGGATAGGTAAGTTGCATGCTGCAATCCCCATCTCTAATTGACCAAAGCCTTGGCCAAATCTAAACGTGCTGCTAACTCCTTGATTAGGCATAGCATTCACGCGCTCGACTACTGCTAGGCATGACTCATCAGCCTCGTTGCTTAGTATTCTCAGTAGCTCATGTAAGTTAATTAAAGTTTTACCTTTAGGATTCTTGAAGGTTGGCATGTCGTAGCACTCAAGCTTACCTGTGTCTGTCCAGTATAGGCTAACTGCACCTGTAAATCCTGGGTCTATACCATAGATAAGCATGTTGCTCTCCTGTCTAGGTTACATAATTAGTTTTTTATCGGTAACTAAATGGCTATTAACTTACCAATCAAGTGTTGGCTTTACTGCTTTCTTAATGCTGTCTTCCCACGCGCCAGCTTGTAGCTTGACGCTTGGTTTCTTTATCCGCTTAGGTGCGGTGCGCTTTGTAGGTGGTTTGATTTTTGATATTGCTTCTTGCCATCTGTCGTTCTCGTAACAGTAGAAGCAGACGAACCAGTGCTTGGCTGTAGTCCCGCCGTGGTTCTTAAGTAGGGCTACGTAGTAGTGTGACTTTTCTTTACACGCTATGCATATACACGCGCTACCTTTTCGTGACCGTGATGTCATAACCTAATGCGTCCAACCAACATATTAACATAAACCCTGATGGTATCCTCTTGTGGGTTTCCCACTTGTGGATAAGTGAAGTTGTGCAGCCCATCTTACGAGCCAGTCTTTCTTGGCTTAAGCTTTGCTTTGACCTTGCGTCTATCAACATGCTTACCATTAGCTCGTAGTCCTTTGGTATAGTTACGGGCTTGTTGTAATAAGTATAACCCTTCAATGGCATGGTGTACCCTCAAGGCAGTCTCATATCGTATCTCTGAGGTTCCATTAACCGCACGATAATATGTGGACGTAGGAAACTTAGCTTGTTTAAAGGCGTCAAGCAGAGAAATGTTATACTCATCTGCTTGATGTGTTATAAATTCAAGATACGATTTCATGCTGCGTTAGTGCAGCGGATCACTCGTCGATGTCAAGCTCTTCGCAATCATCCATATCAATTGATCCTGATCCGTTACAAGCATAGCATGTACTGCTGATTACATCTATCTCACCTATGTCACGGTTAAAGTTTTGAGGTCTTGCTCTCTCGAACTCTAGTGTTCCGTCACCTGTGCAGGCTGGGCATGTAATCATGGTTCTCTTTAACCTATGGTTATTGATTAGCTTGATCTTGGTCATGCGAATACTCCTCTTCTAATGTTGGAGGTATGTAGTTATCTTCCCATGCTTTGGTTCCACGTCGGATAAACTTATCTCTATCAAACTTAGGATTAGTTTGCTCAAGCTTATCAGCTATTGAATGGAGGTGAGTGGGCCACGGTATTAGTGGCCCCATCACATCAGCTATAAATTCGTAGTGCTGTCTAGTCATCTTCATTGATTAAGTTTCCATTCTATTTTGTCTCTTAATTCTTTAACATCATCTCTTAATAGATCACCATTTCCCTGCCATTGTCCCCAATGAGGTTCAAACGTACCGCTTAAGATTTTATCTAAATCATAGACAAAAGATTTTAATTGTTCTTTACGTGTGTTTTGTCCTTGCATACTCATATTACGCGCCCTTCATTCATTGTTGTCCACAGTTTGTGGCGCATGGCGTTACCTATTGCAGCCTCACGATTGTATCTCGCCACATGGGGGGCTCGAAGATCGTTCGTGTGTGTGGCCCATGAGGTTAGGCAGTTATACAATGCCCACTTGTTGCGACCGAGTGATCTAACCTCGTCTTGCCAACCTGATAACAGGTTTTCTAATTGACGTTCGTTAGTCTTCTCGACTTGCTTCTGCTTAGTAGTTACCTTGCAAAGGGTGCTACGAAAGAAGTTCTCTGCTTGGTCATCGTTAAGCTGTGACTTCATCCATGACTGCCACTCTTCTGCTCTGTTCATGAAGTGATCAGCGCCAGAGATTACTTTATCTGCGCTACCTAGTACATCGACTGATGCGGTGTGCTTGAAGCGTGAACTCGCAATAAGATCTGGTGTTGTGCATCCGTTGAGACACCATAGTCTAAGGGCGTTAGCCTTCTGTGCAAATGCCCATGATCCATCGTAGCTATTGAAGAAGCTGATACGATACTTGATGATGTCACCTACTGATGGCTGCTGAATGATGTCACCGAATACAATCTCACCTCGTATCTTGCGACCGTTATCTATAACATCTACCTTTACTTCGTAGTCAGTAGATAAGTTAGCTGCCTTCACGCCATCTATGATTGAGTTAACAACGTCATCATGTGGTATGATTCGGTATTGATTACCGTGTAAGCCAAGCGTGTCACCTGTGTCGGTGCGTACAACACACTTATGATTCTGTATCTCATTGCCTTCTTCTGTGAAGACAGGCTGTAGTTCTACTGGAAAGTTGTAGTCTTCTGAATTGAAATCTAACATTATGTGTTACCCCTTTCATCTCTTATTGGTAGGTTTCTAAACTTTAGTTTATCAACTGCTCCATCATCATTACTAAACAGTTTGATTAGATGGCTTGATCCTGTGTCGTCTATTATCTTTATACGTTTGACTGTGAACCCGTCGTAAAGAACCGCTTCTATTGTAATTTCTTCTACTGTTTGGATAGTTAGTTCCATTGTATGTCCTCCTAGACATTTGTGTTTTAGTTATTGGTCTTCATCGCTATAGAACTCACCTGTTTCTACAGTTGCTATGTCACCATCAGACCTGTGATCGGCAGCAGCTATGCTGCTTTCTTCCGCGTCACTGCTGCCAGCTATGTCTATATATACGATTGGTTTCTCACCTGATCTTAGATGAAGTATTGTTCTTTGTAGTTTCATCATGTCCTCCTAGACAATTTGCGTTTACCTTTTTTCACTTGATTGAATTTAGT